TAGAAAAGCATGACTGCATCTGAGTACTTGTCCATGTATGCCTTCGCCATGAGAAGGCTGAACGAAGTCTTAAAGTGCTTTGATGGACCTGCCCAAATAGTCAGACCAGGAACGAAGCCACCATTAATCTTACCACTCAATGCAATATTGATTGCTGGAACAATTGTTGCCACCATATCCTTGGCATTGAAAAACTTCGAATCAGATAGAATATCTGAGTCCTTGATTGTGGTATTCTTACGCAATTTATTTAATAGGTCTGACATAACTTCTCCTTGTCTGATTGTCCCAGTATATACGATATATCTTTATTTGTACACAAGTATTTTTATTAACTCGCAAGTATCTTATTCAGTTTAGAAATGAATAAATCGATCTTCTCGCCACGATTTGGCCAGTTAATGATCGGGTTTTTATCCGCATCTTTCTTTAAGTTTGTAAGTAAAGGCATGATGGCATCGTACATATAACGTGCCTTATCAGTACCTTCTTGTTTGATTTCTTCTTCAGAAGAAGTCGTGAAACCAAAATCAAAATCTAAATCTATGTCTAAGTTTGCCATTAGTTGAACCAATCCTCGAGTGTTGCTCTTTTTTCTGCTTGCCAGCCCATTGTATTTGTGATCGACTCGATAGGGCTAAGATAGCCTTTCTCGAACTGCACCGCATAGTCGATATAAGTTTCCATTTTCAATTCTTTTGGTAGACCATTCGGACATGCGATCACATAGTCTTGTGTCGGGTTCGGGTTCCGAAGATACGCGAACTTAATCTTTTCACCGCTGGTAATCAACTGATATTTATTCGTGAGTTTCTTCTTCTTCAACATTTCGTTGAAGACGACTGAACCACGAACGTGAATAGGTGTCTGGCTTTGGAATCTTCCACCTACCCAATATTTGTCGATATCTTTGACACCACGTGTAAAAGCTACGTCATCAAATCCAAGAGAAGAAAACTCTGACTTGAAATTGGCCACATATTTCTGAAGATCTGATTCAGATCCACCCATGATAATCTCGAGAGACTTCTTAATGGCATCACGACATGCTGTCGGAGTCGAAGATCGAACTGCTTCGATGCCTGTCATCTTCAACTTCGGCTTCTCATACTCGATGCCTTCAGAATTCCATACATTCAAGATGTACATCTTCTTGGCCTTCCAGATGCCTTTGTCGGCGATGTTCTCTCGCTTCATTTGCATCTTCTGAGCATATGCATGCATGTAGTCGGCCAACTCTTGATAAGAACGATCGATGAATGGTTCGATACGCTCCTTACAAATCTTATCGATATATTGAATCACCTTCTTGGTTTCAGGCACATCATCACCGAAGACATTCTTGACGAGATATTCGAGAGTCACATACACTGAATCGGTATCAGAGGCCAACACATAGTCAAAGTTTTCTGTCTTCAAGAGTTTGTTGAGATAGTCATTCAGTTTGTTCTCGATCCAACGAATGCTCAGCTGACCAGATGTGGTAATGGCTTCGGCATTGTTCACGTCAAACCAACGGAACCACTTGTTACCGAGTGCACCATAAGCCGAGTTCAACTGAATCTTTTTGGCCATCTGCATGTTATCGAGACGCGCAATTTCTTTGACAAGAAGAGGATTCTTTGTCTTCTCGTATTCTTTCTTTACTTTGATCATCTGCTTCTTATATCGAGTACGATCGTCATACATGCGATCCATAATCGATGGCAAGAAGCCACGCTTTTCTTTTGTATAGATACAAAGGTTGGCGGCGATAGTGCAGTTCGTTTTATCAAGATAGTCACCGAACTGACTAGCGCCACCAACAAGTAGGTCGTCGATCGACACCTTATCTTTCAAGCGAGTGACAAGAGTCTCGGGCGAGATGTTGTACTGCATAATAAGGTGAGGATAAAGGGAGTTTAGATCGAACGACACAACCCATTTACTCATACCGACCTTTGGATCTTTGACATATCCACCTACGAAGGCTCGATCGGGTTTATTCTTATCGTTAAGAGGAACCACAATGTTTCGATCGAGAAGATAGTTGTGAGTGATCACGTCCCATTGCTTCACGGTTGCCATGGTATCTTCATAGTTTACTTTGGCATCATAAGCCAAGGCATAGACCAGCTCGATGAGCTTTAGCTTGTCTTCGAGTCTCTCAACGATCTCAACATCTCGAACGTTGTATTCGATATAGAGTTGAAAGTTTCTTAGCCGAAGATCGTCGAGGTCGGTATAACCTTCATCGCGGTAGTCAAGCTTTCCTTCGCCGAGCTCAACTTGAGCGATGTAGTCAAGTCGGTAAGATTCCTGCTCTGTGTACGTAAACTTCCTGTAGAGTTTGATGTAATCAAGGACGGCGATGCCGATAGGGGCATAGCAAATGCAGTCTCGTCCGCGGCTGTTAACTTTGTATTCACGAAGTATTTTCCAGGGAGAGAGACGTTCAGCGTGATCAGATCCAAGAATTTTTCGAATCCTGTTGACAAGGTACGGGATATCGAAGAACTCGATGTTCCAGCCGGTGACAACGTCAGGCGAATAGAGTGATCCGTTCCAGACTTCGAGAAAGGCGAGTAAGAGTGCAGATTCGTCTGCGCATTTGTAATATTGTACATTTTCTTGATGCTCCTGATATTCACCGCAACCAAACGTAGTCTTTCTACCATTGCGGCCGATGGTAATCGCTGTGATTTCATTGTCTGCTTTCTCGATATCAGGAAAACCGCCTTCAATGCTGGTCTCGATATCGATCGAACAAACTGAAACGAGGGCAGGATCATACTTGATCTCACCCTTATACTTGTCATAAATATACATGTAAGGCCAATCAGAGAGGCCGTAGATGCTCATGCCCGCTACGTTCTCATAACTTTGGAGAAACTCTCGTGTTTCGGACATGGAATCGAATTGCATCTTGCCAACATATTCACCTTTGAGGTTTTTATGTTCGGTTTGTGCACTTGCTTGAACGAATAAATAAGGTTTGTATTTCACAGAAAACTTGACAGGTTTGCCGTCAGATATTCCGCGAACTAGAATTTGATTTCGATGACGAGTAACATTGGTATAAAAATTCATTGGATCTCCAGTATCTGGCCGCATTATTAGTTATACCCTAAAACCCAAATAAAGTACATAGCAAAAGGCGATAATAAATGAAATTAACTGAACATTTTTCTTTGGCAGAGATGATTGTTTCTCCTACTGCAAAAAGACTCGGACTTAGTAACACTCCAACTCCAGAACACATTGAGAACATGCGTTACTGCTGCGAAAAGATTCTCGAACCAGTTCGTAATCACTTTGGCAAACCAGTTCAAATCAACTCGTCTTATCGTGCACCGTTGGTGAACAAGGCAGTTGGCGGATCGAAGACATCACAACACGTCAATGGCCAAGCGATCGACTTCGAAATTCCTGGTATTGACAACAAAACTGTTGCCGATTGGATCGGTGACAATCTCGAGTTTGACCAAATCATTCTCGAGTTTTACACCAAGGGTGATAAGAATTCTGGTTGGGTTCACGCTTCGATCAAGAAAGCTGGCGGTAATCGTAAGATGCGTATGATTGCTTCGAAGTCGAAGGCAGGCGGTACCGTCTATACAACGGTCGCTGACTTTGATCCATCGACGACAAAGGCAGCTGGGGCTCCTTCAATCGCCACAGCGCCAAAGCAAGCGCCTCCTCAGTCGTCTCCGGCTGCTCCTTCAAAAGTATCTGGTCTTGGTCCATTAGCTGCTCTCCAAACGAAATGCGGCATTACTGCCGACGGTAAATGGGGACCAGGAACTTATGTGACCGCCAGAGATTATTTCAAACTATCGAATACTCAGGCTGCACACTTCTTTGGTCAGTGCGCGCATGAGTCAGGTGGGTTTAAGGTGTTCTCTGAGAACCTGAACTATTCTGATAAGGGACTCAACGGAATCTTCAAGAAGTATTTTCCTACGATCGCTTCGACTGCAGGTTATGCACGTAAACCAGAAAAGATTGCAAACAAAGTGTATGCTAATCGGATGGGGAACGGTTCAGAAGCCTCTGGAG